ACCTATCAATGTCTGCGCCATATTCCCGAAATTCTGCATACAAGTCACTTAGCTTTTCAGGCGATGGGTCTTTAGCTACCTCTCTTGCGCGTAAAGCATATTGGTTTGCACGATCAATTTTTGCCTGCTCTGCTGCCGTTTGCGCGGCAACTTGATCCCTTTCGGTTCTGATCTGCTGTTGCCTTTGAGCCATCTGCAAGCCAGCAAGAAACGACTCCTGCGGAGATGCAATGCCTAGAGAATAATCAAAAGGTTGAACCATTTTTAAATGCCTATTGATTTTTGAGCAGACATGCCGCCGAGGGTTGTAAGAAGATTAAACGGCTGGGCGAATGCTCGACCCATACCAAGCGCCGAGCCAGCGCGGGCAGCACCAGCTTGGGCAAGCAGATCAGATATAGAACTAGCGGCCTGCATCCCAGATGTTCCGACGCCAGCAGCGGACTGTTGGCCTAGTGCGGTCATGCCACCGAGGCGATTATATTGCTGTTCAAGAAACTGATTTAAAAGCTGCGGGCGAAACTGAGACAGTGCGCCTTGCAGATTGCCGCCACGAAGACCACCAGTTGCCGATGCTTGCTGGAGCATTGCCTGTTCACCCTGCTGGGCCAACGCCTGAAAGATTGGGCTACGCTCTTGGGCCGAAACATATTCAGCTTGTGCTTCGGGGCCTGACAAGCCCAATGCTGCCATCTGCTGTTGCAGTGCAGGGCCACCAGCCGCAACAAAGGGCTGAAGCAAAGTGCGAAGTTCTTCACGGGCAGCGCGGGTCTCAGCGACGCCAGCGTTCGCAGCCTGAGTTTGATATTTACCAGCCTGCTTTGCCGACATTGCACCGATGGCTGAACTGCCAAGCGCACCAACACCCAACGCAATAGCTGCTGCGGTTCCGATTGCCATTATATAAGCCTCTTAATGAATGAATGCTCGCTCGGCCTGTAACCATCACGGGCATATAACCTAGCCATTTTATTACCGTTCAAAAGATCAATCGACTTCATCTGAATCGACGATGCACCTCGATCTTGAGCCTCTTTTTCCATCGCCTTTTTCAATTTCCTGCCAATCCCAACGTGTTTGGAATCTGGATCAGACCACCAAAAAAGTTCTTCAGCAGATAGGTGCAAATGATTAAAATAGACAGGGCTAAGGATCAGCGAGCCAAAGGACACAAACTTACCATCAACCTCTGCGACCATGCAGACAAAGTTTGGCTGACCGATAAAATGCTCAAGGGATGCAACGCAGTCGCCAATGTTATAATTGAATATGTCCGCCCAAGATGCTTGTTCGTGGAATCTGAATCCAAGAATGGCGATCTGTTCAGCGTCCTCAGTTACAGCATGGCGGATAACAGGCACACCAAGCGGTTCACCATCTGATGAAGATCCGCTAAAAGTGTTCTGCTGATGCGTCATTCAAACCCCTTTGAGGTGAGCCACCGGCTGCTCGATAACGCTCGGTGACCAACACATATCACAATCTGCTTGTCTTTGGCAATTAGTCCTCTTCTTCCTCGCGTTCCTCCCAAGCTTGGCAGGATCGAAGGTCATGACAGATAAACTTGAAACGATCACAGTAGCCACGGAATCCGGCTTCCACGTCCCACTGGTTCCAAGGGATACGCTCCATCTTGGCTTGGGTCATGGTATCATTCATATAATATTCGCAGTTCGAGCAGCGACGGCGACGGGCCTCAGCCTCATCCACCTGCATCGCCTTGCCCAATGCAATCCAATATTCAGGGTTAGCACCGCGCTCGTTGCTAGGCTTTTCAGGACCAAGCATCCAATCGGAGATTACGACCTGCGTGTTCTTCTTGTTTTCCGAGGCTGTGATGAACGGCTCGCTCTCGCTTAGACCGTTGAAGCCTTCCATGATGAACATTGGCTTTTTCATTAGCTTATTTCCCTGCCTGATGCGCGGATGTTGATAGCTGAAGCAGTGCTAGCAATTGTCGAGATAAAGCCACCGCTTGCAAGCACCTGGCCGACCAATTCGGGGAAGGTATAGGTCTCGGCGGGTTGAAGCGTCTTGGTCTTAACGATCAGGTTATCATTTCCCGCGCTGCCAAGCACAGTGACAAGGTTGACGCTGATCGTCGCTGCTGCCGTGTTGTAATTGGTGGCCGTGAACTTGTCGATGATCGTGGTCACGTTGGTCGCGGTATATTGCGTTGTCTGGGCATTCTCGGCGGTCTTGGCCGGAATTAGAACCTTCGTTGAAACAGCCATGTTAAACCTCCAAGGAACTTACGTTGTCCGTCACAGTTAGGATGATCGACGGGATAGCTGGGTGGACTGCTGTTGCTGGATCAGCAAGCAACTGAACACCCAGATCATCGACCTCCCACATCAATTCGAAATAATCGCCTGCATTCATTTTTAGCAGAAAATTCCACGCAGCGACAGTTTCTGTGTTGTTGCCCTGAATCCGAATGACCGTGGAGCTATCAGGAACATTCGTCCCGTTCTTGCGAGGCCATATCCAGATGCGATGAGCGCCGCCGCCTGATGTGTTTACGACCTGTGCGGAGAACTGAACGTTATAGATGTTTGAACTGTCGACATAGATGCGCGATGTGGGGCTTCCACGGGTCACGCCATAGGATAGATCAGTCGTATTAAACGTGATCGCATAAGCGGTGTTGATTACCGCCGCCGTCTGATCGGTCGTATCGTAAAACGAGCCAAAGCGCGGAGTGATATATTCCTTGGGTGGCGGGCTTTGCTGCAATGCCGCGATCTGGTCTTGTAAATCGTCAATCTGTTCCGTTGTTGCCGAAGCCGGTGCGCGATCTAGAAGCTCTAACACAGCCTTCAATGCCACAATCTGGGCTAGAGCATCATTTGCATCTGCACCTGCATTGCCAGCCGCAAGACTAATATCGTCAAGGGTCACTGTAGAAATGGTGTCAACGGTGGCAAACAGCTTTTCGAACTGCTTGATCTGCTCGAAGTCCTGGAGGAACGAGGCAAGCTGGTCGCGGGTTAGCTTCAGTCTCGGCGGGACAGCCATTAGAACGCCAACGGCTCTAGTGCCGCCTCCAGTCTCACGAAGGACAGGTGAGCATCGCTTGTTCCCTGAAAGCGTTGAATCCGCCAGTTACGCATCCAGCCCTGTTGAAACCAGACCAAGCGTTTAGCCCTATCGCCCTGCTTGCCAGCCTTGATGAACTTCTGCTGGCTCCAAGTCTGTCCGTCTGTCGAATAGCTTGTGTTGATCGTCGGATCTTCACCAAATGCCACGGAGCCGGTCAGCGAAACCAATTCCAGATTCTGGAAGATAACGCCCCGGCCTTCGTTATAGACAATTGTTGTGCCAAATTCCCAGCGCACCTTCGAACCCCAGTGCGTTGAAATATCTTGAACAAGATAGCCGACTTGATTGCTTGCGGGATTGCCGACCAGCCACTTGTCATAGCACCAGACGAAGTTCTGTGCGCGATAGCGAGAGAATCCAACCAGCGATGTGGTCAGGGTGAACCAGACAGGCTCCCCAAGGGTTTGCGTAGCAGCCGCGTCAAAGACCAAAGTGCGATCAGGCAGGTGAACGTACAGATGTTGATGCGCCCTATCGTTACGGGCTTCCAGCTTGACCTCAGACAATTCAGCTTCGGTGAAGCTCATCAGAATTTCGTCAATTTCCTGCGTGCTGATCTTCGAGGCGTTGGCATTGCCGCCCATATAGACGCTAGGAGCTTCATTGAAGCCGCTGCCGAGGAATGTAATCGTCTCCATGAAGTTGCAGCAGGCATGGGTGCCAACGACGCCCTTTTCGATCTGTGCGCCGTCGATACGCTGGAATGGGAATAGATCGCCGCCTACGTTATCGAAGACTTCAATCGTGTATCGGTTCAGCGCATAAATCTCATTGCGTAGCTTTAGGAGCGCCACGACTGGATCGGGGTCAATTTCCGATGATCCGTATTTCAGCGGATTGACTGCCAGGGGATTGCCCAATTCAGTGACAACCAGAAACTCGCCGTCTGTGGTCATCCAATAACCATCAACCCAAACGGTGTCGAGAACAGGCCCAAGGTCTGGATCGGTGTTCTGCGTCAGCGTTGAGGTGGTTGGATTCCAAAAGAACAGATTGTTGTTCGACGCGATGCCCAAAAGGTCGAAGTCATAATCAAGCGTGACGTAGCTATTGTCGTTGCCAACATCGCCCAGAACCGTGACTGTGCCATCATCTGCGACAGTGACCAGTTTGGAACCCATCACGCGATAACAGATTCCATTCCAGTTGATTCCGCCGCGATCTATTCCTGGGCCTGTTCCATTGGCTGTGATGCCGTCAGCGGGACGCAGATAGCCGGTATTAATCCCGTTCTGCTTAGGAACAGGGACGAGATTGCAAGGATAGGACGTCCGAAGGTCGGGCGCTCCATCAGTAAAAATGCCGTTCAAGATCGCAATTTGGGTCACAGGAAAACGCGATATTGAGGTTGGCTTGGATCAATCGCAAACTGGTCGATCTGCTTTACCTGTTCCTCATTCAGCAAGCCAAGGATGCGCAGGTTGCTGTAATATTCGGGGTAGGTTTTATCACCAATGGTGATCGGCCCAATGCGGTCGATGAGGATCGTATAGTCAGCAGGCACGATGGCGACAGTGGCTTCCTTGCCTTCGCCTTCCTTGACTTCCACACATAGGCCGGTGTCCAGCATAAGCTGGTTGAACTCGGCTTCGTCGGTGTTTTAAGGCAGTAATCAATGGTCATGTCGAGATCGCCTGTAGTTGGAAGTCTGCCGCACGGGCGGGGATGAAGCGGATGTTGCGGAGCCAACCATTCATCAACGGGTTGATGTAGAAAAGGTCAGCAGTGCCTGTGGGTGCAGCAGTGATCGTGGTCGTAGTAACCGCGCTGCCGTTTATAGAGCCGCCAGCCGCAGAGGGACTTTGGAAGACAGCAAGTTTTTGGGCGGCAGCAGGTCCAGTAAGAGGAGCAAAAGCGGCACTTCCAGCGATTGCTGTGCTGCCAACTGGTGTGCCTGTTTTATTCTGCACAACCCAACCAGTGAAGTTTTGTATTGAAAACTGTTTTCCTGCGCGAACGCCATTTGTAACCGCACCAATGGCGGTGTCGTATGGGGCAGTTCCTGCGATGACGCCGGAAAAGTTAAACGGACCAAAATCAAACGCCCACGATCCTTCGCTTTGATTGAACCACTGGCTAAACAGGCTACCGTTGATCGTAGCGACATCTGCCGAGCGTGTGACCGTGCTGGCGACCGTGGGGATATAGGATGTGGCGAAGGCACCGGCTTCGAGTTGAGCGCCGTAGATGAACGTGTCAACAAACGGGCCAGCGTTGCGGTCCTGCATCACATACAGCGTCGATGTAGCTGGAGCCGTGAAGGTAATCGTATGGCGCGTCCATGCGGTTGTGGCGGTCAGTGTGCCGATTGGGTTACCCGCTGCGTCATAGAGGCTGTAGACACGGGTTCCGCTGGCTGTGCGCGCCCAGATCGAAAAGGTGTAGACAGTGCCTAGCGTGACCGAGCCAGCCTGAAGCCGACCGAATTGCGCCGTGATCTGGAGAAGGTCAGCGTTGGTCGTGCCATCAGGTGAAACCGCTTGGTTCGCAGTTACCGTCGCGCTGGATTTCGTCCAAGCAGCGTTCGCAAAGTCATCGCTGTATGTGAACAGGTTCGTCCGCTGTTCTTCCACCAGCAGGCCACGCGGCTGGAGCGTCACGGGGTCGAAGTCGAAGCGAGGGCCGTAGAAGGCAGTGCTGCTCGGTGCCGCACCGGGGGTCGGCACATACGGATCGAGGCTGGCGCTGTCGGATAGCTA